AACATGGTCGATGGTGTCATCTCCTGGGATGATGCTGACGACAGTGCCTGTGGTGCCATTGAGAAGTGTTTACAAATCTCTGATCAAGTGGTATTCTGTAACGGTGGCGATCGTGGCAAGGACAATACTCCAGAACTAGATCGCTTCAAGGATAATGATCGAGTTATCTTTGAGTGGGGTGTGGGCGGTACCGACAAGTTGAATAGCAGCTCTTGGATCCTTCATGGATACTTTGAGAGACAACGTAAACTACTAGGAATTTGATGGATTTTTTCGACAAGATCGCCAAAGAAGTTGGCGAAGATTATATTACTCACGTTGACAACATTAAAGAACATGAAACTTTTGTTGACACCGGTTCTTATATCTTTAATGCCCTGGTTAGCGGCAGCATCTTTGGTGGTGTGTCAGGAAATCGTATTACAGCAATTGCTGGAGAAACATCCACTGGTAAAACGTACTTCGCAACCGCAGTAGTAAAGAACTTTCTAGTACAAAACCCCAAGGGTGCTGTCTTTTACTTTGACACAGAAGGTGCTATTGAGAAAGATCTGCTGGTCTCGCGTGGTATCACTGGACGCTTCTACAAGGTAGATGTTGCGACAGTTGAAGAGTTTAGACACCAGGCATATAAGATTCTTGATAACTATATGAAGGAGCCTGAAGAAGACAGGCGACCAATGATGTTCGTGCTTGACAGTCTGGGCATGATGTCTACCACTAAGGAGACAGAAGACACCCTGAACGACAAGCAAGTTCGCGACATGACCAAGAGTCAACTGATCAAAGGCACCTTCCGTATCCTAACTTCTAAGTTGGCAAAGGCGGATGTTCCGATGATCGTCACCAACCATACCTACGATGTTGTCGGTGCTTACGTTCCTACAAAAGAGATGGGAGGAGGTAGCGGACTCAAGTACGCTGCATCCACTATCATTCATCTTTCTAAGTCCAAAGAGAAGGATGGAAAAGAAATCATTGGAAACATTATCAAGGCTAAGACTAACAAGTCGCGTCTGAGTAAAGAAAATCAGCAGGTTGAGATCCGCCTCTTCTACGATGAGCGTGGACTTGACAACTACTATGGTCTGCCACAACTTGCTCTCAAGTATGGTATCTTTGAGAAAGCAGGCAGTTACCTGAAGATGCCTGATGGTAAGAAGGTATATGAGAAAACGGTTCTTGGTGAACCCAAAAAGTATTTTACTGATGATGTAATGCGGCAACTTGATGCCGCCGCGAAATTGGAGTTTACCTATGGCGGACGAGAGGATACCTCTGACGATTCTGAAGAATCTTCTACATGATGAGGTATATGCTCGGAAAGTACTTCCTTTCGTACAATCCGAGTACTTTGATGAAAGAACCGATCGAATTTTATTCGAAGAGATTGGTAGTTATATCCGTGCGTATGATGGACTCCCTACAAAGGAAGTTCTCTACATTGAGTCTGAGAACAGAACAGACCTGACACAAGAAGAGTTTGTTCTTGTCAAATCTCTGATTGATTGTCTGGAACCTAGTGAGACTGAACGCGAATGGGTAGAGGACATCACTGAGAAGTGGTGTAAAGAACGTGCCATCTACATGGCACTGATGGCGAGCATCCAGATTGCTGACGGACAGGACGACAAGAAAGGTCCTGACGCTATCCCTGATATTCTCAAGGATGCTCTGGCAGTTGGGTTTGACCAGCACGTTGGACACGATTACATCGATGATTACGAAAATCGCTTTGCGTATTATAACCGCAGAGAAAATAAGATCCCCTTTGATCTTGAAATGTTCAATAAGATTACTGCGGGTGGTGTCTCTAACAAAACACTTAACATCGCACTGGCTGGCACTGGTGTCGGTAAATCTCTTTTCATGTGCCATGTCGCTGCCAGCGTTCTCCTCCAGGGAAAGAACGTTCTATACATCACATGTGAAATGGCAGAAGAGAAGATTGCGGAAAGAATTGACGCAAACCTCCTCAATGTTAATATCAAAGAGATTGCGGAACTTCCTAAGTCTACTTTCTACAAGAAGGTTCAGAACCTCAGCAGCAAGACTACAGGCAAACTAATTATTAAGGAATATCCTACGGGTGCTGCTCATGCAGGACACTTCCGTTCCCTCCTTAGCGAACTTCATCTTAAGAAGTCATTTAAGCCTGACATTATTTTCATTGACTACCTTAACATTTGTGCTTCATCGAGGTACAGGTCAGCGGTTAACGTCAATTCTTATAATTACATCAAATCGATTGCTGAGGAACTTAGAGGGTTGGCAGTCGAATTCGACCTCCCCATCTTTTCTGCTACTCAAACCACTCGTAGTGGTTTTGCTAGCTCTGATCCTAACCTTACTGATACTTCTGAATCCTTTGGTCTCCCTGCTACTGCTGATCTTATGTTTGCCCTTATTAGCAGTGAAGAGCTTGAGACGCTTGGACAGATTATGGTAAAACAGTTAAAGAATAGATATAATGACCCCACTTTTAACAAGCGGTTTGTCGTAGGCATCGACCGTCCGAAGATGCGACTGTATGATTGTGAGCAGACAGCGCAGGACGATATCCTTGACAAAGGAGACGATGACCAGTATAATTATGAACAATCAGAAACCTCCAAAGCTAAGTTTAGCGAGTTCAAATTCTAACAATGGCACATACCGTAACCCTACAAACACCCGACGGAACCACTACATCCTTCGAGTGTGATGAGGACACTTACATCCTAGATGCTGCTGAAGAAGCAGGCATCGATCTACCTTATTCCTGCCGTGCTGGCGCTTGTTCATCCTGTGCAGGTAAGGTTGTAACAGGAGAAATTAGTCAAGTGGATCAATCATTCCTTGACGACGACCAAATGGAAGCAGGTTTCGCACTTCTATGTGTGACCTACCCCAAATCCGACTGTACTATTCGCACTGAAACCGAAGAAGAGCTCTACTGATTATGTCCCGTTTTGAATCTTATAAGAAGTTCGTTGATGGCGTCACTTCCGAACCATCTACTGACTTCCTCGCCCTGTCTGATCGTCTGGTAGAACTGGATGAGAAAGGTGCTAACATCGAACGTCTCCTGACTGCTGGTGTGGGCATCAATGCCGAGGGTGGTGAGTTCCTTGAGATTGTTAAAAAGATGATCTTCCAGGGCAAACCCTTTGACGCTGCCAACAAAGAGCACCTCATTATCGAACTTGGTGATCTGATGTGGTATGCTGCTCAAGCATGTATTGCCCTTGAGATCTCCATGGACGAGGTGCTCGACCGTAACATCACTAAACTGTCTAAGCGTTATCCTGCTGGGACATTTGATGCTTACTACTCTGAAAATCGCGCTGAGGGTGACCTATGAAAATTCTGACACTTGAGGATTATCAGAAGGCAGGCGAAACCTTCTGGCCTAAGTATTGGTACATCTCCAAAGAACTTGGTGAAGGTGCTAAAGCAGAAGATATTCTACGAGTCATGGAAGCAGTCGGTGGTGTCGCACTGAAACTTGCTCTAGAAGAAAAAGAAGGTCCCTTTGGATTTAATAAAAAAGACAAAGAGGAAGAAAACTGAAAATAAATAGACCCGTAAGGGTCTTTTTTTATGTCTGTAGTACCTGATCCAGCTGGTTTGTATGGTGATGATCCAGACTATGAGGACTGGGCATCGGGAAGGATGGGTTCTAAACTCAACTTCGGATTTGTTTACGAGAATAAACTGTTCTCACAGTACAAAGACGTTGGTTTAGTGCCACCTGGGTTCACTCCTGCTGGTGCTGACTCTACAGCAGCGGACTTGGAGTTGTGGACAGGCAAATATTTGGCAGGATCTGACCCTAAGACAGGTCAAAAGATAAAAATTGAGGTCAAACTTGACCCTAGTGCTGACTATGGGCAGGCAAGTTTAACTCATAACGGTGGTTCTTGGGTTCTTTCTGGTAAAAATACCACAGAAGCACTCGAAATGAGACGATTGCTCAATCAAATGAACGTTGTCAATGAAATTAATCGTGTCTGGAAAGGAAGACCCAATCTTTTTAAGTACAAGACCAGTAAACAGGTCCCTCCAGCAGAAAAATCATACGATCTAGAGACATATAAGAGTTCATTTATTAAAGGATCTGGATTTGCCAGAGCATTTGCCAGTTATTACTCCTCAAAAGGCGTTCACTATATCCAAATCGGTGGATATGGGTTATACTCTTTGATGCAGGACCCTAACAACCTACACAATCTCGGCGTAACACCGTTTCTCAACTCCGGTGCTAGTATGAAACTGAGGATCCGCACAAAAGGATCAACATCTCAGGGAACTTATAGATTTTCTACAGCACTATTGATGGACACACCGCCTAGGAAGTCTAGATTTAATCTAGATGATGAGGATGCGCTAGAAACTTTGCGTTGGGACGCTGTTGGTTGTTCTAATGCCACCCCACCACTAGCAGCACAAAGACCTCTTGCTATACAGTTGGGATTCTTACCATTTAATTTTCCATTATAATGATCGAAGAATTTTTTGATAACCTTGTCTGGGAGTACGCTGCGACCAGGAAGAAGGTTGACAGGCAAGCAAACGAAATCATGATGTTTACTGCCTTCTTCCATCAGTATATGGAGCAATATGCTGACGAAGGCGCTAAATATATGCATATGAAGACCTTGGGTCTTGCATTAATTCGTCAGAACCAATCAATCTATTATAAGAAGATACGTGAAGCAGTTCGAGAAGTTCATCGCCGAGGCAAGAACAACCCGCGCCAGCGCCCAGGCAAAGCGAATGGGTCTGGTAGGAGACGGGCACGGAGATTGGTATGATAAGCAGGGTACTCTGAAGGCAAAGACCGTCAGAGGTGAGCTGAAGATGTATGATGCTCGCCAAGCCCAGAAAGACGCAGATGCTGCTGATAAAACTGCTGCTGATCAATCTGATAACGCCGCTAAATCGACTGCTAAAGATCAGGACCAAAGACCTAGTGCTGCTGCTAGCGGCGTCGATGTTGATGCCCTACTCAGACAAGTCGATCAGTACAGAGCAAGACAACAATTCGACCAGGCAGCAAGAAAAGAACCACTAACGGTTGCCTTTGATAAGTTTGACAGCGACGAGATTGGTGATAGTGTAATCGCAGCAGCACAAGAGTCTGCCGCTGGTGGTCAGTTCTACATCTTCCCATCCCGTGATGCGGATATCGAACGCATCAAAGAAGCATATGGTGACGCTGTAATCGATGACGAGAACGCTGAGACCATCTATGATGTTCTTCAGTCTATCTACGAAAGTGGATACAACGCAATCAACATCGTAGTTCGCAAGTCTCGCGCTACAGAGATCGCACAACTAGCGACAGAACAGAACGGCAAACTCTACAACTACGTGATGATGAACGTCATCCCCGTAGAGGAGCGTTCACTAGAAGAGCAGTATAAGTCAGGCGAAATCTTTAACGAAGGAGACTCAATCACTGCTGGTGATAAGTCTGGCAAGATCATTAGACGTGGACCAAACTATCTAATTTGCCTTGACGAGAGCAAAAAAATCTTTAGAACTTGGGTAAAGGACGCAACTCCTGCTAAATAAAGATAACAGTCAATCGTCCACTATAGAAAATGAGCGTCTGGAACCAAGCATATGAGGACTTCCGTCGTCCTTATTATGAAGAGGAAAAGAAAGCCAAGAAAGATTATGATGGCGACGGTAAAGTAGAAAGCGGTTCCAAGGAACATGCCGGTGCCGTTCATAACGCTATTCAGCGTGCCAAGGGTGGCAAGGCTGATGGTCAAGATACCCGTAAGGAAGAAGCAGTTGCCGAAGGCAGCATGAAGCAGGCACGTAAGAACGTGGGCGCTTCTACTTGCTGGGATGGCTACAAGGCAAAAGGCACCAAGATGAAGAATGGTCGCCAAGTTCCTAACTGCGTCAAGGAAGAGGATCTAGAAGAAGGCATCCGCGACAAGGATCCCGAGAAGGGAACCGAAGAGCGTAAGGCACGCCTTGAGAAGAAGCGTGGCATGAAGATGGATGACCATCCTGAATATAAGAAAGAGGAAACTGAGCAGGTTGCTGAGGCAGATTCTCTAGCAGCAATGCAGGCAAGAAGAGAAAAGCGTCTGAAAGCACAGAGAAAGCGTGAAGGCACGACTGGTGCTGGTCATGACTTTGGTCATGATTATGGCATTTCTTCTGCTGAGCGTAAGAAGAGACAACAAAAAGAATTTGATGCTTTCATTGGTCGTGGTAAAAAGACCAAGAAAGAAGAAGTTGAACTAGAGGAGAAGAAGGGTCTCTATGCCAACATTCATGCCAAACGTGCTCGTGGTGAGGCACCTGCCAAACCTGGTGACGAGGACTATCCTGCTAAGGATGCCTTTAAGAAGGCAGCAAAGACTGCTAAGAAAGAGCATTACGACTGGCGTGCTGACTTCGATTTCGTAATCGAAAAAAAGTCTGACGACTGTGGTTGCGATCACACCCCTAAGAAAGGTGTAAAGAACAAAATCACAGTCATGCCTGAAGTAAAGACTGAGGAGACTGAACTCCAGGAAGGTCCTTACATCATTACTGGACCTGACATCACAGGCAATACTCCAGCATACCGCAACTTTAAAGCAGGTATGAAGAGCAAGGTCACTGGCAAACCAATGTATAAGTTGGGACCTGGTGTCAAACTTCCTACGGCAGAGGAAAAGGAAAAGGTAGAGTTCGCTGGTAACTACGAGGGTCCTCTATACGCTCCTCATCCCGACCTAAAAGAAGGTGGTATGCAGGGTGCTGTTGATAGCATCACCAAGAGAGCACAAGGTGCCCTCCAAAGCATTGGTGTAAAGATCAACAACAAACCCAGACCTACTGCTCGTCCTTCTGCTCAGACCGCAAACACCATGCGTCAGAACAGCATGAGTAATGAGGAGGCAGTCTCCGAGGGTAAGAAGAAAAAGGATGATTCGTATTTGGAAACAAATATGAAGAAGCGCCATGCCAATAACGAGAAGGCTCGTAAGGACATGGAGAAGATGGGTACTAAGATGAAGAACCCACACTTCGAAGAGACACTTCTAGACAAGGTTGTTAAGACTTATGTCTCCGAAGAAGATTATGATCGCATGAAGGACCGTCGCATGGAGCGTGGTGGTGTTGGTGGTAACACCAACTACAAGAACCCTCCTAAGAACAACACCAATAAGTTCGGCAAAGGCAAGACTGCCATGCAGAAGGAGTTGGAGAAGAAGCACGGTAAGGGTAAGTCTGCTATGGATATCGTCCGAGCAGAGATTACTAAGAAACATGGTAAAGGTGCCCTCATCGATACCAAAAAGAAGAAGGACAAGTGATATATAAGGTGGTACCAAACCACCTTTTATAGTCATGCTAGCATTCCTACTTCCTATGGCGGGCAAGATTGTCCGCGATGCCGTCGCTAACATTCCTGAGAATGAAGCACTCGGCGAAAAACTAATCGAGATTTGTATTGTCATTCTAGAGAAAGCTGTGAAGCTGACTAAGACTGACATGGACGACCAACTACTAGAGGTCGTTAAGAACGCAATCGCAGAACGCGAATCTTGATAACATTGCCACGGCTTATGTCGTGGCATTTTTATAAATATTCTTACAGAAACAACTCGTAGTAGAAAACATGGCACTCTGGGGTATTTCAGATTCGGACGAGTCCAAGCCTAAGAATCTAACCGCTGCTGAGAAGAAAGAAGTCTTCGCTAACGCTAGTGGTTGGGTCCGTGAAGCAGGGTCTCCTTTGAGCGGCAATGGTAATGTCAACGCTGACCCAGAGTTGCTCGTAGCAGTCAGTGGTCTAGCAGTCAAACTTGGTTCTGCTGACATCACCGAGATCGAATTCATCACAACAGCATTCGACAAGTCGGAAGGCGGTACGCTACAGGTACGAGTAAGATTCAACGAAGCAGTTGATGTTACCGGTACACCACAACTTACCGTTGTAAACGACACCAACTCCAACCACACGTTGTCCTACGCCTCGGGCACAGGCACCAACGAATTGGTATTCTCCCTAACCATCGCTGGTGGCGCTGCCGCAACCGATGCTGGTGACGTTCTATCGATTGGTAGCGATGCCATGGCACTCAACAGTGGTACCGTCAAGGATGCTGGAACCAGCACCAACTCCACGATCACCAACAGTGCTGCTATCGGAACCGCTGCTGGCACAATTACTGTAGAAGCGTGATGTAAATGAGATTTGATGAATTGAATGAGGAGAATCATCTCCTCTTTGCTATTAAATATTACGAAAATCCACAAGCAGTCACGATCGAAGACTTTGAGGAGGACCTGAAAAGGTTCAAATACATCAAACGTCTTTTTAAGAAGTATGTGATGACGGATGAGTTGAAAGCACATCTCATCCTGAATCACTTTATCATCTGTTTTAATGTCTTTGGCGAGGCAACTGTGCCTTTGATGTTCTACAAGATCGAGAAAGAATACTGGTGTCTGATCAAAACGTTCTTGTTATTTCTTAATCGTATACCAGAGTATCCTAAGTCTGGTCTAGACGATATAGAGACTGACGAAAAGTGTCTCGCTATTCTAAAAACAATCTGATGGATATTGATCGCATCATAAATATTGTTAGAGAAATGACTACTCTTGCTGGTGGTGGAGCAACTGCTGCCAAACCAGGATTCAGTAGCAAGTCGGATCGCGAAGGTCCGGTTGCTGGTTATGATCCCGCAATGGATTTGCGTAAGAGATATGGTAGAAAACTCAATCCATTCTATCGTAAGGCATTGAAAAATGTTAGGGGACACAAGAAGTAGAGTTGCCGTACTAGAACAGAGAACCGAAGATCAGCAAAGATTATTTGAGAAGGTTGATACTGCTATCCAGGTAATGCAGGAAGCAGTCGCCAGTGTGACACAGATGCTCGCTGTTCATAACGAACGACTGGAACAACACAGTAAGACTGAGACTCTTCTGGTCGAGATGATCAAAGAAGTCAAGACGAGTCTGGAAGCAGAGAACGTAGATCTGGCAGATCAAATACACGAGATCGATCAGCGGGTAGACGATCTAAAAAAGTTCAAGTGGACGGTGGTTGGTATTGCTTCGGCAACTGGGTTTGTGTGTTCCGTCCTGGTATCTCTCGCATCTGGGTGGTTGACACCGAGTGAAATTAACTATAGAATGGAGGCACCGCCTTCAGTAGAACAACGTAGATGATCTACATCGATTCCAAGTACATTGGATTGATATCAGCAAGACTAGAAAAGTTCTCACGGGTAAAAGATCACCTCTATAACTTTAGATGTCCTTATTGCGGGGACTCAAAGAAGAATAGAACTAAGAAACGAGGGTATCTTTACCGACAGAAGACTGACTATAACTTCAAGTGTCACAACTGTGGTGCTTCGAAGTCGTTTACTTATTTTCTGAAGGACTTAGACAAAGGACTCTATGATCAGTACGTCATGGAGCGATATAAAGAAGGTCTGACAGGGCGTGGTTCCGTAACACCAGAACCCAAGTTCGAGTTTAAGAAACCAGTCTTTAAGGTATCAGTCAAACTTCCAAAAGCATCTTCTAACGATAGAGCAAGCGACTATCTGAAGAAGAGAAAATTAAACCCAGAACATTTTTACTACGCTGGAAAGTTTAAAGAGTATTGTAACTCTATCAAAGAAACTTATCCAGATACTAAGAACGACCACGCAAGGATCATCATCCCATTTTATGACGAAGATAAGAAACTCATTGGGTTTCAGGGGAGAAGTCTAGACCCATGGGTTACTCCTAAATATCTCACCGTCATGCTTGACGAAGACCATCCTAAGATTTATGGACTGGATACAATCGATAAAGAGGAGGTTGTCTACATTACGGAAGGACCGTTCGATAGTACTTTCATACGAAACTCAGTCGCTATGTGCGGAGCTGATCTGCGCTCTAGTGATCTTGGGATTCGCGATATTTGTTGGATATATGACAATGAACCCAGAAATAATGAAATCACCGAGCGAATTTCCAAGTGTATTAAAAGAGGCGATAAGATCGTTATCTGGCCCGATTCAGTAAAACAAAAAGACATCAACGATATGATTCTTGCTGGACATAACGTCCAGGACATAGTAGAATCAAACACCTATAAAGGTTTACAAGCAGAACTTAAATTTAATCTTTGGAAGAAGAATGACCAGCAGCATTACAGTTCAAAAGCGAAACGGTACAGTCGAAGCACTTGACCTAAACAAGATGCATAAGATGGTGGACGCTGCCTGTGAAGGTCTAGCAGGCGTGTCTGCCAGTCAAGTCGAGATGAAGTCTGGTATCCAGTTCTTTGACGGCATCAGCACCGCAGAGATCCAGGAGATCCTTATTCGTGCTGCTTCAGATCTTATCGATCTGGACTCACCCAACTATCAGTTTGTTGCTGCCCGTCTACTACTCTTCTCTATTCGTAAGAGTTTGTATGGTGTCATGCACGACACACCATGTTTCTACGAGCATGTTACTAAATGTGTGGATGCTGGAGTATACGACGCAGAAATCCTACAGAAGTACACTCGTGAAGAACTAGATACTATTGGTCAATGGATTGACCACGATCGTGACTTCCTGTTTACATACGCTGGTCTACGACAAGTAGTAGACAAATACCTGGTACAGGACCGAAGCACTGGTGAAGTATATGAACTACCCCAGTTCATGTATATGATGATCTCTGCCACGATTTTCGCAGAGTATCCTAAAGAGAATCGCCTAGACTTTGTACGCAGGTACTACAATGCCATCTCAAAGCACAAGATCAACATCCCAACGCCAATCATGGGAGGGGTCAGAACACCCATTCGTCAATTTGCATCTTGTGTTCTCGTTGATGTTGATGACTCCCTCGATAGCATCTTTAGCAGCGATATGGCTATTGGCAAATACGTCGCACAGAGGGCTGGTATCGGTATTAACGCGGGCAGAATCCGTGGCATCAACTCTAAAATCCGAGGCGGAGAGGTACAACACACAGGCGTGGTCCCCTTCCTTAAAAAGTTTGAAGCAACTGTCCGATGCTGCACACAGAACGGCATCCGAGGTGGTTCTGCTACAGTTCACTTTCCTATCTGGCACCAAGAAATAGAGGACATCCTTGTACTTAAGAACAATAAAGGGACAGAAGATAACCGTGTCCGAAAACTGGACTACAGCATCCAAATTTCTAAACTCTTCTACGAGCGTTTCATCAAGAATGAAGAAGTCAGTCTCTTCAGCCCTCACGATGTGCCAGGTCTTTATGATGCTTTTGGCACTGAATCGTTTGATGATCTCTATATCGGTTATGAATCTGATGGATCGATTCCGCGCAAGACTATCGGGGCACAAGAACTATTCCTGAACCTGTTGAAGGAACGTGCTGAGACTGGTCGTGTTTATATCATGAACATTGACCACTGTAACAGTCACTCATCCTTCACCGACAAGGTTGAGATGAGCAACCTGTGTCAGGAGATCACTCTGCCCACCAAACCACTGAACCACATCGACGATACTGAGGGTGAGATTGCCCTGTGTATCCTGTCTGCTGTCAACGTGGGTAAGATCCGCTCTGATGATGATTTGGAGAACCTGTGTGAACTGTCTGTACGTGCTCTAGACGAACTGATTGATTACCAGGAGTATCCGGTCAAGGCAGCAGAGATCGGTACAAAGGCACGTAGATCGCTTGGAGTGGGTTTTATCGGTCTCGCACACTATCTTGCTAAACTCGGGTTCAACTACGGGTCACAGGAGGCGTGGGACGCCGTACACGGTCTTGCTGAATCCTTCCAGTATTTCTTGCTGAAGGCATCCAACAAAATTGCTCAAGAGAAGGGAGCATGTAGCTATTTTGACAGAACAAAATACGCTCAGGGACTGTTACCTATCGATCATTATAAATTAAATGTAGACGAGATTTCTAAAAACGAGCTCCAACATGATTGGGATTCTTTACGGGTACTTATCAAGGAACACGGACTACGACACTCCACGCTCTCGGCACAAATGCCGTCGGAAAGCAGTTCAGTCGTCAGTAACGCAACCAACGGTATCGAACCACCTAGAGACTACCTATCAGTCAAAAAATCTAAGAAAGGACCGCTTAAGCAGATTGTTCCGCAGTATTCTTCGCTCAAGAATAACTACACTCTTCTGTGGGATATGCCTGACAATAGTGGTTATATTAATGTTGTCTCTGTGATGCAGAAGTTCTTTGACCAGGCAATCTCTGGCAACTGGTCATACAACCCAGAACACTATCCCGATAATGAAGTGCCGGTGTCCGTCATGGCACAGGATCTTCTTACAACCTACAAATACGGGTGGAAGACTTCTTACTATCAGAACACATATGATAACAAGTCGGATGAAGTAACTCCGCAACCTGACCTCCAATCACTACTGACTGATCTATCAAATGCAGATGAAGAAGACTGTGAGTCCTGCAAAATCTAACTTCAGAATTAGCGCACCCAAAGACGTGAAGACAGAAATCAAAGGTATGACTGTCTTCAATGACAGCAAAGTCGATACTAAGAAGCAACACATGTTCTTTGGTGCCCCTTTGGGCATCCAAAGATATGATTCTTATAAGTATCCTATCTTTGAGAAACTCACACAACAGCAACTATCATATTTCTGGAGACCCGAGGAGGTTTCTCTACAGAAAGACCGGGCAGACTACCAAACGCTCCGCCCTGAGCAGAAGCACATCTATACTTCCAACCTGAAGTATCAGATTCTTCTAGACTCCGTGCAAGGTCGTGGTCCTGGCATGGCGTTTAAACCATATTGTTCCCTACCAGAACTCGAAGGAGCGATGGGTGTATGGGAATTCATGGAACAGATCCACTCACGTTCTTATACGTACATTATCAAGAATGTTTACTCAGATCCTAGTGAGGTATTTGATACTATTCTGGATGATAAGCGTATTCTTGACCGTGCTAAGTCAGTAACTGAAGCGTATGATGACTTCATCAATGCTGCTCAGGTGTTTGGATCAGGTCCTATGTGGGAGCACGCCCTAGACGGCGTTCCTGCTGGTCAAAATGATTTGTTTGAACTAAAGCGTAAACTCTA